TATTAAGACTTCTTCATTGTCTATATTAGTTTCTCCACCGGGGAGATGGTAAACCGTAGAGGTGGCATCTGTTCGGTATTCAGTATTTACAAAAGGAGTAAGGTAATTTCGTGCTTCTAATTTGTCACCCGCACCGGATGCGTGACAGTTTGTATATATCATAGGAATATGAGGAGTTTTAGAAGTTATAAAATAGTTAGCAATAGCATATTGAGACCCTACAGGTAAGGGCCATATCAATATTTGTGGGGACACTTCATAAAGATGATAAGGATAAAAAGCGTCATTATTTGTCTGATTTAAAATATAGAATGTCGTTCCTGATATTTTCCAATTTAACAAATTGCTGTCTAACAATGTATCATCATTGGAACTTGCTGATATAATTTTGCTATTACTAAAGTCAAATATTGTACCATCATAAGTATATGTAATGGTGCCCCCAATACCATTCATATTAGCCCCTGATGGAACTCTGTCCACCACAGTACCATCAAACGCAAGAACGGCATATGCTGTCATTATATAAATTCCATACATTTCTACAGTGACTATATTGTTTTGAGTAATCCTTTTCAGTAATACTGTTGACCCGTCTTTCGGATACACATCCACAATCTTCCCGTAAGTCTGTTCTATTTCCTTAACAAGACCCGGACGTGTTCTAAGCATGGTGTCCCTGTACCACATATTTAACATAAGGGCATTTTGACCGTCGTCTATTTCATTTGGGAGCTTTGAAAGGTTTACGCCGCTTGTGGGACTGTAAACTTTACTTTGTTCTTGGAGAGCAAGCATTTGAGGGATCTTCATTTAATCACCCCTGAAGGTCATAATCGGTAATACTGCCGTAAACATCCACTATTTCGGGCGCATCAAAAGACATCATGTTTTTTGCGTTTTCATAAGACACTGCAAAAATGTTATATTGAGTGTCGCCATCTATTCGGGCAAACTCACGCGCTAAACCCAAGGGCAAAACACTTTGAGCGGTCATATCAGTTATGGTCAATTCGTCAGTAAGAGCAGTTAAAGGGGCAGGGATGCCATTAGTGGCAAAATCATAACTTTCGCATGTCAGTAATTCGTTCTGCAACATGTTGCAGAACGCAGGCGCGAGATTAAGATACTTTCTTTCTCGGTTTTCCTCGACTATTCCCTGTTGGTTTACGTGTCCAAGCTGGCTTAATGATGCCAGAGCTATTGAGTTTACTGTTACCATTCTTTTTAGCCTCCTTAGGTGGCGTTGTGAGGGGTTTTTCTTCTACTGGGGCAATATCTGTGGGTTTAAGTTCTCCTGCGGGCGCGTACATGAGCGTCACATAGGCGTAATTTATATTGTCGGGAGTAACTTCAAAAATACCGTTTTCATCAGATTGGGCAATGAAGTTTTGACCGTTTTTTACTAAAAAATCAGGGTAGGTTTTGAATATCATATTTTACCTCACATTTAATTGTAAGAGTGGGGCGACGGTTGCCGCCCCATTCCTAATTATGACTGTTCGACTATGCCAAAAGTCACGGATGTGACTGCACCTCCGGTTGCTATCGTAGTGTTTACGATTATCAACCCTTTGTTGGCGTTCGTTCCCATAGTATTGAGAACCCTTGCGGTTTCGAGATTGACAAGTGGAACGAATACGGTTTTGGTTGCGGGGACTAAAACGGTAACGGCTCCCTCAAGAGCCAATATGCCGTCTCCTGCCGAGAAAACAACCGTCGCGTCATGGCTTGCGTCGGCATTCTGAATGATGATGCCCACACGCTGGTCTGGGAACGCTCCAAGCGTAATTGTGTCGTTGTTTGACGCGGTAATAGCCGCCGTCATGGTAATAACTTTCTGCAAATCTGACTTTGCAAGAACGGTAGGTACTAAAACTGTAGCTGCCATATTATTTTCCTCCCTTACTTAATTTTTATTTTGACATCAACAAGTTCAGACGGGCGAACGATTTTCGCTCCGTACAAACCAAACCCCTTGATACCATCCGAGAAACCTTTTTCCATTCTATAGGATTCAAACCCGATAGCTTTTTGCTCTGCGAATGCGATTGCCTCCTGAGTTCTTACGAGGCAGTGGTAGATTGCGCCAGTTGCGCCCGGGGTAGCAGCAGTTAAACCGGCCGCATCGGTAGTTACGGGAATGTTGGCAGACATGAATACTTTGTTATCCCACAACATACCTTTGAGACCGTTCTGAATGAGATTGTCATTAGGCATCTGAATAGCAGTGATCGCCTGCTGCAAAAGTTGGAATACGAAGGGATGCACTTCCATGAATGTGCCGTCTCCGTCGTTACTCTGCACCATTGCGATAGCGTTTGACAGCACCGCGAGAATATTAGTCTTGTCGGTTGTGACGGTATATCCGTCAACATACAAACCACCCGCTCCGGCCAGAGCAACGGCAAGATTGTAAACAAACGAGTCCTGTTTGACTGCGTAGAAGTTTCCGGTTTTGGATGTGATTGAACCGCGAACCTGCACATTGGACTGTAACTTGTCGATGTCGTCAACCTTGAAGTTGATATACTTTCTCTGATCAATGACAAGTTCCATCCCATCGTCGGTAATCACTTCGGGGTCGTCAATGATACCGCTGACAGGCACGTCTTTGACGGTCGCTCCGGTCAGACCAACAATGTGAACACGGTCACCCTTTGCTTTTATGTCTCCTTCAAATTGTCTCCATGAATTCTGAACCGCAATAATCTTGCGGTCGCGTGCCATAAGTACGCTTTCAGACCATATTTCGGGTTTGAAATTTGAAAATGCCATGATTTAACACTCCTTTTTTATTTCCATTTGGCGGCACTTTTGTCGAATGCGCCGCTGTGGAATAGTTTCATTTTCACATCATGAGGAAGTTCATCCCACTCTTTTGATGTGTAAAAGTCCTTTTCAGCCGCAGGAGAACCCGACACAACACTTCCGGTTGTAGCCTCTGAATTCGTCTTGTTGCCGGTAAGCACGGCCACTGTGGCTTTCAATTCGTCCATTTCTTTTCTGTTGTCTTTAATTGCCTTGTCGGACGCATAAATCTTGTGAGCTGCGGTGACGCTCATACCCTCATTAACCGCCATGATATTGACAAGTGCGTCATGGACTTCATCCGGTATTGAGATTTTACCGTCCTTGTAATACTCGGGGTTGTCGCGAATCAACTGGTCAAATTGCCCCTGCTGTTTTTGCTGAATTTGTGCAACCGAAGTTTGTTTAGCACTTATCAGACTGTTTTCCTTTGCCTTTATTTCAATATTGGCAAGGCGTTGAGCTGCGGAGTCCGGTGTTCCGTCGTTAATCAACTGCTGATAAACACTGTTAAACTCTGTCTGCAAGGCTGTTTTTTCATCGGGCGTAAGGTCAACGTTTGGAGAAGATGTAAGCGCAGGCGGCGCTCCACCTGATAACTTCGATAGTTTCGCTTGCCTTACGTCGTTGTAACTCTTAACATTCGGTATGCCGTAAATGTCGGCCATTTCAGCGATAGCCTTATCGCGCTCATTGGTGCGCCTTATATCGGCTTGCCTTGTATTTTCCTCGGCAGACTGCGCAGGGGCTTTTTCCTGCTCGGCGACTACAGGGGTTTCTACGCCGTCGGTTTGAGGCTGAACGACTTCCTCTGTTACGTTCACGTTTTCGTTTTCCATAAAAGTCCTTTCAAATTGGGTTTTATACGCTATCCCAAGCGAAATAAAAAGAGCCACTAAAACCGAATTAATCGGATTAATGGCTCCTTAAGGAACTCTAATATTAAATTTTTACTATTTCGCTACAATTAGGGCAATAAATAACCGCTCCTTTTGCATTACATATCATCACAAGCCCTTTATATTTAAGCTTTATTTTATCTCCATCAATGTCACATACGCGGTCATTACACTTTTTGCATCGAATTTCTTTATATTCTTCCTGCACTACTTGCCGCCTTTCTTCTTCGCCGCTTTTGCTTTGCCTTTTGCGGCAAGTGCGTTAAATTTAGTTGCTCCGAGTTTGGCGCGCCCTGCATTCGCCATAATTGCGGCTGCTTCGGTTTTCGGCATTCCTTTTGCGGTCATGCCTGAAACACCTTTTGCAAATTTGCCTCCCATACCTAACCGTAAACTTTTACCTTTAAATGTTTTTGGTACTGATTTACTTTGCATATTTTTACCTCCTAAAATTTTGAACTATCTAACCGTATTCATAAAACCATGAATAGTCTGTGCAATGAGGTTAACCGCTTTATTTCCAAAATCAGAGGATGGATGTAAATCATCTTTTAGCCACATTTGTGTCATGGTTAAATTCTGTGATGTTCCACCACTTTCAACCCACAAACCATCTGTACCCCAATAGCCCGTGGTTGTTATAACTTGTTGTGAAAATCCTAACTTTTCCCATAGATGGAATAGAGGAAAGTCCCAATATTCGGCTAAAATTATCTGTGCTTGTGATATTTCTGCTTTTCGTGCGTTTTCATAGTGACCTATGAAGCATATTCGAGCTCGTGGATTATCAGCTAAAATCTTGTCAATCAAGAAATTCATAGCGCCTAAGAAGTACATCCTATCTCTTGTATTCGATGGCATAACGCTAATGTTTGCATCCAAATCGTTATGACCGTGGTCAAATACATAGAGGTCTGCTCTGTTTGCGCCTAAATGTTTGGCGACTAATTTGTTTTCATAGCTACAATCTCTAAAGGTTGAAGCCCATTCAGCCATTGTAATATCTGCTGTTCCTGTCAATCGTGCTTTCCACTTGCTATCCCAGTTTGTAATGAGTTCCTCTTTTTCTGTAAGGGTTCCCGATAAAGCAAAACCTGCATTCTCCCAGTTCCAACCTGTCCACCCATAAGGGTCATCTGCTGACACAAAAGCAGGAACACCTGACTTAACGCACGAAGAACCAACAGCTTCATTGTATACTGTTGCTCCTAATAGGTTTCCTAATACAGTAGGGTATGAGCTATTTAACCTTAGAGGCCAAGGCTCAGCAGGAATGGACGTCCCAAACCAAACAATTTTTTTACCTGTCCAATAATTTGTTACAGCAGATACAGTTTCTAACGCATCTAATCGAGGTGTCGGGTCATTGTGGTGTACTAATTTTACAGTGTTAGTAATATCCATATAAGCAAGTGGGATAATATTATCCGTGCAGGAAGTCGATGAATAGTACTGTTCTTTACCGCTCATTGCGTTCCATGTCATTATTTCAGTATGAACTGAAGTTACATCTGTAAATCTTGCTACTAAAATATCGAATGGTTCAAGTGTAATTCCATCTGAATTAACCGGCAATTTCGCCCAACTATTACCTATTGCAGTCAATCCGTGAGCTATAAAGAAAGCGTTATCAGACACGCAAACTTTGTTATCTTTAATATATATAGACCCATCCGCAATCACATACTTCGATGTATCTCCCGCGGCTTCGTAAAAGCAGGTTCTTAAAGCATATTGTCGAATAGCTATAATAAGATTATTTGGATTGCTGTAAAAAGAGTTTGGCAATAGAGTAAAATTATCAACTTTGATTAGAATTCCTGTGTTGAGCGAAGTATCAATGTAAACAAGAGCATAGAGAGTATCCAAAGTAACTGTTTGAGCGGGTACTGTTTGAATTCCCACGGATACTCCAGGAAAGGCACCATAGATGTTAATGTCTTTATCTAATATTAAAGTGTATTCTCCTTCCCATCTAAAAGCATTAAGCATGAGAGGATTTGTCCTAATCTTATCAATCATACTCTGAGTTAACATTGACATTGTGACCGAGGAATTAGCAGGAATTGAATTAGCAACAGGGGCTGTACCTGCTATTTGTTGTTGTAAGGATGAAGAAATATCTGTTGGCTCAATCAATATCGCTTTATCTCGTTTTAGAGCTAATTGACTATCGCTGTAAGTCTTATCAGCCTTTGATTTAATAGAGGTTTCAAGTGCCGACCCTACTGCTGCTGATGATGCCGACCCTGCTGTCGTAGCGTTTCCTGCTGTCGTAGCGCTATCCGCATAAATTGCATGATCTACTTTGTTTGTGTTTGCCTGTCCCGACCCATTCGCATAATCCGATGTCAACATACCAACACCTGCGGCAACAATAATTCCCGTTGTTCCATCCGAAGACAAAGACGGTTGCAACGTAGGAAAGTTGAGAATAGTTGATGGGAATACTTGCCCACTATCACTTTGAGCTTTAAATTGTATACTTTGTATTTCGGCACTTATGATAGTGTTAGGTAATATATAACTGTTGTTTACGAGTAAAACAGGAATGATAGAAAGCAAACCCTGAGTGGTGTTCACCTGCGTTTTTGTTTTAAAAATTACATATTTTGACCAAGTGCCATAATCAGATGGAAATGTTACGGATATTTGTGTAACATCATTTTCTCCACTAATTACAGGTGACGCATTTAAAACAGAAAGTTTTTTGTTATCATCAACGCTGTAATTTATCGTATACATTATTTACCTCCCATCTGTGGTATTTGTGGTTGCTGCGGTTGTGCTGGCTGCTGAATTTGCTGTAAATCTTGCGGTTGAACCTGTATTCCTGCCTGTTGTAACATCTGTGCTTGTGCTGTAGGCGGTGCGTCTTTGAAACTAATACTCTCTGAGGGAGGTTTTTTGTTCTGCCCTTGATTTTGTGCTGACTGTTGCTGCCTTTGTGTGAATTTCTCCATAATTTCATCTTTGTTTGGGAAATAATCATTTGGCATAAGTTCTAAGTATGTTTGGAAATCAACTGCACCACTTTGCAAGGCGTTCCCGAGTTGTTCAAGTACAACATCCTGCGTCCACTCTTTGGCTTCTCCGACATCAATATGAACATTCCATACCTTGTCCCTGATTTTTGCAGGGTCAAAGTCTGTCACAAAATGGTTTCCCTTATCATCAACCACCTCAACCCACCGTGAAGTCTGGAAGTATGCAAGTGTCATGTCGAGCCAGTTTAAAGCAAAATCCTTGATTAAATTGTAGTAACGGTTTCTGACCGTCCTTGCCGGAGCTTCCTGTTGTAATTTAGCAAGCAACTGAGCGTATGCGTTCCTGTATGATACTTGTCCGACATTCACATCATTGCTGCCCATCATCTGCATGGTCATATTCATTAAAGTCTGGGGCAAACTGTAGGCATCCGCCGCCATTGACGCAGGCAACATGTATTTGACCGCCGCGTTTACGTCTCCGTTTACCGCAATAGGTTTGGTTATGGAGTTGTCCCACTTGCTTATACCCGCGGAACGGCTGTAAATGACTTTCGGGGCTCCATTTGATAACATATAAAGAATGATAATAGCCATAATTTTGTTGATTGACACCTGATTAGGTATAAGTCCCTCGACTTCCGACCTGCCGTGACATGAATTTTTTCTAAGTTCCCAATTCATTATTGCAATCGGATAGCGTTCTACTTTTACATCCCATGCATCATGAATTACAACATCTTTTGTGCATTTTTTAGCGCATACCGTACCGGTATCACGATTTTTCCAAAGGTAAAGCAATGTTATAACTTTACCATCGGCATTGTCCATCAGTTCATAATGTGCCTTGTCCCCCGCCTGAAACATGTAATCCATATCACGTGAAATCTGTTCTAAATCTTCGGGTTTCGCTCCGTTTTCTTTTGCTTCCGCCTTTACATCATCCACCATTTCACGGCGGGCAAGTATTATGTAGGGTTGTTTCTGAGCATCAACCTCATTAGGATTGCCGGGATAATAGTTCACATTGTCAACGGTTTCAACTTTTAGCATTCCTTTTGCGGTCTGACCTGTTTTTGCTTTATCGTCCCAATAGTTAAACAGAATAAAATCACCCGACAGACACGCGTCTAAAAGCCCTTTATGACCCATATAGTCCATATTCAGACGTTCCCAGTCAACTTCAAACATACCCGATAACTTCTGAGCATCAGCTTCAGACATCAGTATGCTTTCAGGTAGTGGTTGTTTATTTTTTAACGCATCCGCTAATTTAACATTAACCCCGTTCTGTTGCTCTACGGCATCATCGGTCACTGTGGGAGTCGGCCAGTTTGGAGCGGTAAATAAAACATCCACATCATTCTGAAGTAAAACCGATATTTTCTGCTGACACCCACGTTTAATAAAATTAATAGTGGGTTTTGGAAGATCGGGAGCATCCGAACCTTTCCACTGATCTCCAGCATAAAACCGTTCATTCCTCGTAACAGTGGAATAGAGATTGAGTACGAATTTATAATTCATACCGGCTTGATAACGTCCCCATATTGTTTCTGAATCAGGTGCAGTTATTTTCAATCTCACTCATCCTCTCCGGATTTTTCAAGTTCGGGGTTATAATTCATAAGGTTGCTTAATTGTTCGGCAAAATCTTTTGGGTCTTTCTTTGCGTCCATGGCCTGTACACCCTCTACGATCGCCCTCACGGGGTTACTTAGTTGCTGGGGTAGTTCGTTGCGGTAGAGTTGATAGGCGTTGCGCTGGCCGTGTATAAAACACCACATACCGAATACGCAGGTTATCATTCCGCAGGCTATTCCGATTAAGATAATTAGAATTTCAATCATATAATCTCCTCTACCCAAAAGGGTTGACAGTTTGCCTTAAAGACAAGAACCCTGCCAAACTTGCCCACAATCTTTTTAGACCTTTATACGTCATGGACGATTGCGTTTATAACCACTGGTACCGAAGTTAGGGCTTGAACCTAAAACCTATCGCTTATCATGCGATTGCACTACCAGTTGTGCTACATCGGCAAATAAAAAGGGATACAGCCTAAGCCATACCCCACTTACCGCATATAGCGGTTTGATTGTGGAGGCTCCGTGTTCGGGAGCAGGCCACTTCGATATTTAATTTGTGTTAAGTCCCCACCGTGCTTAACATGCAATCGACAGACAAAGTTAAAATGTCAATTGCTCCCCACGTAAAACTTACCGACAATAGATTCTGACTTTGTCGTACATATTCGGCTTATTTTATGTGCAATGTTTCACATTCCTTTTATTTCAAGTCGTCAATTTGTTAGTCGCCAGACGACAGGCAGACATTCGGATGTGTTTAAGGTCTTCATCCCGACCGCTAAAGGGAAATGCGGTCCGCCATATAAATGGCTTACTTAGGCTGTTCCCTCTTTAATAATGTGCTAAAAGTGCCACTTAGAGCCCGCCTTGGTCCATAAAAATAAATGTGTTTTTCTTTCAGGTTACCCCTATTGAGAACAGGACAACACAAAACCCCATGAGGACCTCAATTAGCACTTTCTCACACAGCGATAATTTCATCGGTCATATAAAATAAGCATGTGGGCAAGGATTTGTTGCAATGTCACCTTGCAGTTCTTCTTAGGCTTAAATTTAAAGCCTATAATTTGTGTCTACCTATTCCACCACCACATGCGTATTTACTTAAATCCAAGAACGTATAATATTGTCACAGTAATAATTGCCGCCAAAAACGATAAGATAAATTTTATTTCCACTCTGTATTTTTCGGTTATAGTCTTTTTCATCTTTACTCCTTAAGTATTTACTTATACCCTTTGCATTTCGTCATGTCTTGATATGCCCTATTTGTGCAATGGCCGGAATTATATAAGCAGTTGGTATTTTCGCAATGTCTAAGCCGTATAACCTCAGGGCAGACGTTCTGACAGTCCTGCACACATAAAGGTTTAACAGACGGATCGCATATTTCGCATGGGCTAAATGGTTTCATAAACTACTCCTTAAATATGTCGGGGTTGTCTTTGATTATCTGGTAAAGGTTTTCGGACAGCGCAGTAACAAGGTCCTCATCTTTGCGATTTTTTCCACGGCCACACATATAAAATATTCCGTGCAGCATTTCATGAATCAAAGTGACTTTCTTGCTCTCTTCATCCTGCTTATCATAAAGATATATTTCGTTTTTGTCATAAACGATTTCACCATATAAATCTCCGCCGTTGTCTCCGGCACGATGTTCACCTTGCTTAACCGAATATTCACGCCAACCTATTTTTACTTTATCGGGTATGTTCAATTTACCATCCTCCTGTTAGATATTCTTCCGTGACCGTACCGCTGAATAGACCCTCTGACTTTTCTTCAGTTCCGAATGCTGCATAGATGTCCGGTTGTTCTATCTCCGGGATGTCGGCTCCAAAATATATAAATCTATTCAGTGCCTGCGACATTGCGTCAACATCATCGTCATGCACTCCGTTGGGGAACGCTGAGCATTCCTCTATAAACTCATTTAGCCACTCCGCGTCCTGCGGCAGATATGTATTGCCCGATTCTATAACGTGAGAAACCGCGTTGACCCTTGCCACCTTGCCGCCATCGGGATTTATTGGAATTATACCGGGGATTTCGTGCTGGAGCATTGAGATTATCGCTGAACCGTTTGCCTTGTCCTCAATAAGAATAAGCGAGACATTTGGGTGCCGAGTCTTCATTTGTCTTATCGCCGCCATAGTCTGCGGAAAATCAAGGTGCCTTTTATCTTTATCCAACAAATACATGTCGGCGTTTCTCTTACCCCACACCTGAATAGAAACAAAGTCGTTGTTGTCGTTGCCTTTGAAAGTAGCGTCAACACTCATTATTTCCTGTATCATTTCAGGAACCTCGACGTAGAACTTCCACCAGTTTCTATTTATCAAATTCCCTGAGTCGGCGGTAGGACGGCCCTGAAACAACGCCAGCCATGCCCTATTGCCCTCTTTGGTCTGATACCCTGCTTTAAACTCCGCGAGCCATTCATTCCCCTTGCCTATTTCGGGGAACAACGCTTCACCAACTTTACGCCCTAAAATGTCGTTCTCTTCTGCTTCACACGGCAAGTTTAAGATCTCAACGTGGTTTTCATACTTTATAATTCGCCCCGCGAGATCGTCTTCATGCCACCGCGTCATAATAACAATTATCTTTGCACCGGCAGCGAGTCGGGTTTTAAAAGTGTTCTGCCATTCATCCCAAAGCCTGTTTCTAAAAGTGTCACTGTCTGCTTCCTGTCTGTTTTTTATAGGGTCATCTATTAAAATAAGGTCAGCAGGGTTTGAAGTTATACCCCCCATGATTCCCCTTGAAATCAGCCGCCCTTGATGGTTAGCAATCTCATATTCTGTCGCCCTGTCTATGTCTCCTATCTCAATCCCAAATAAAGACTTGCCATATATTTTGATCTTCTCTTTATTACGGCGTGTGAACCTCTCCGCTGTTTCATCATTGTAACTCGCCATAATAATACGCTTCTCGGGATACCGGCCATGGTAGAAACTCGGAAGTGTCTCCGTAATTGTCAAGGACTTCCCGTGTTGAGGAGGAACTTGAACCAAAAGAATATCATAGGCGTGGTTAGTATCAGTCCCTATAAACGATTGTACGCGGTCACATATGTATTTAAGATGTTTTGAAACCAACCACCGACCCTCATGAACGTATTGACAGTATGCGGTGTAGTTGTTGCGGACTAAATCAAAATAGACTTCATGTATTTTATCCATAGCGAACCTCATGAAATATGATTTGTGGACGGGGGGATAAGATTAAGCTGACTGAGAACGGGGGGAGGGTCTAAATTCTCATGCCCCCCGCCCCCTTTGGCTCCTTGGCTCTTTGACCTATCCGGCATCGGGTATCGTTGATGTGTGTTGCTACTCTGCCTAATCAATACGTGTGTGTATGTGCCTGTACTATACAAAATCCTTATTTTGTCTAAATCAGATAAGGTCAGTAAACAATCAATTAATGGCTTACCTATGCGATTGTTATAGTCTTGTATGTATTATCCCATATTACTCAGGCAACTCTAACACAACATCTTGTGGTTTGAGGGCGTTGATACGATCCCATATTTGGGCATCTGTTAGATTGACAATCAACAGGGGTTGACCATCTTTGCCGCCAATGTCTACCTGTGACCGCTCAGTCCATCCCTCATAATTGTTGGAAAGCACGAATTTAGCACCATTTGCGGCCTTGTTATCGTATAAAGCAGCCTCAGCGTATGCTTGGCAGCGCTCGCGTGCGTGCGATATGGGGTCAAAATATTTATCTTTACGCCCATAATTTATAAGCGTCTGCCTCGTAATGTTAAGTGCTAATGCTAATCCGGTCATTGTATAAGGTTTGCCTTTATCCTCACACTCTACAAAATAATCATCTATACCGCTTTGCAGCTCGTCTAAATCATCATATTTAAATGTCCCAAAGGGTCTACCTGCTGGCATACTCTCGTCTCCTCAATCTATCCATTTAAATATTTGGCTCTCTCTAAATCGTATACAGCCTTGATTTTTGCGTCTGCCTTAGTATATATCTCATTATCAGTGCTATGTGTATTAGTAGTAGCGGATTTACCTACGTTGGATAATCCGTTGTGGATTAGAGCCGCATTGTTGAGCGGTTGCTCGTATACTTGATAGTCATAATGCCTTAGCCTGCCGAGGTCATCTCTGGCGCGCTCTCTCACGATATAACCGGCAACGATAAGCTCCTTGATTGCGCTCTTAACGCTGTCCTTGCCATCCTTATGGTGCCTGACGATCTCGTCCTCATATATCTGCCAGTCATCAGGCAACGATAATAGATATGTAAGCATGCCCTTTGCTTTGAGGCTTAACGCAGCATCATCCAGGCAGCGCTTATTAATCATTAGGTATGGATTGTCCTTATCCTTATTAATCCTGTATGTGCTCACGCCATCACCGCCTTATTGCTACTGATTATCTATATACATTATAATCCCATCATTCCGATTTACGCAACATCAATTTTGTCAGGCATGTCAGAATTATTAACATAATATTGTTATAAACCTTGTATCTATGCGGCTTTAGCCTATGTAGTCAGTGCGCATTTTGTGCAACATCAGGGCATAAAAAGAGACCGCCTTATTGGGCGGCCTTTGATTTTTTATAAGTTTGCATATCAATTATATTTGTTTGCGATAACCTCTTTTGAATCTCTTCTTTAGACACAATCATATCTGGCGTTATCTCTTTTAATTCATACCGAAGTCCGTCCGCGCTTAGAAAATAAGCTAACACCCCTTATCATCCCCTTTCAGCCGCTCTATGCGCTCGTCTATGGCTGTCTCGACAAACTTGTTAAGGCTCTCACCTTGTGCCGCTGCTATGGCCTCTATCTCGCGCTTACGGTCTTTAGATACAAATATATAGAGCCTGGCGTATTTATCTTTATTGTAAGCCTTTACAGCCTCGATATGCTTTGCTGTTTGCGTCATTTTATCACCTCTACAATATAATATCACAGCCGTTTTAATTACGCAATGACGAATGTCACAAAATCATAACGCAATGATTGTAAATACTCACAAAATAATCTTTTCAAAACCCTGTTGACACATCATAACGTAATGATATAATGAGGTATAAGCAAAAAACGAATTGAAAGAAGGACTTTATAATGACAATGAAATGGACAAAAGGCGAAGTTATTTATCAGGTGCCAAAAGGAACAGTCGTTATTGAACCCATATATGAAGAAAACGGGCATTATTACATTAAAGATGAAAACGAGTACCAAGACATAGGCCAGATGAACCCATTTAACGGATATTTTTATAGACAAGATGGTAAATAAAAAAAGCCTCCGCAATAGTGGATGCCAAGCAAATACCGGCTAATAGCCCGAACAGCCGATTCGGGCCCACGCATACCAAACAAAACAAGCGAAAGAAGGCTACATAGATGAAATACGCAAAAATCGTTGTCAGGACAGCAAACGGATTTAAGACTAAGTACGTAAAATTTACGGAGGAATGGAAATTCGGGCGCTATCTCTGCCGCTACTATAAGGGCAAAGAATATGAGCATCAAGAGGTCAGCGAAGTGGGCGCAAAAATGCTTGAAAAGATTTATCACAGAGAATTTTTACTTGTTAATTAATCAAACACGCTGAGCCACCGGCGAGACGGGCAAAACGATGAAAGAGGGATTTGAAAATGAGCTTCGATGAATTTTACAGCAAATGCTTTTTACCACATACCAAAGAGGACGCGCATAAAACTCCACTGGCACACGATGGCTACAAAATTCAGTACAAAAACGGTGATGTTTACCGCTATGAAGAGAAGTTAATATCTGGACGCGCACCTGATTTTAACGGTTATCACGGCATGGATGATTTTGATTGTAAGTCCACTTTTAACGGCATCGAAATACATTAAACCAGCGCTCCTAAAGGGTCGAGCATCGGCCCTATTCCATTCCAAAATTTAAGGAGGTATGAATTATGAGAAAGGTAAAATGGAAATTATCAATCGGTTTTCCCGGAGCTACACAAGAAGGAGAATTTGAGGTTGTAGACGATGCCACCGATGAAGAGATCGAAGAGGTAGCAAAGGAAGAGGCTTTCGATTGCATTGATTGGGATTGGGAAATAGAAAAATAACAGCGTACCGGCGCTTAATCCGGCGAAAGAAAAGTCCCCCGTTTAATTACGAGGGGCTTTCTGTTATCCTTTTATTGAAAAACTTCTGTTGTATCTCCAAATAATCTGCTGCACCGCCGAGCGACTGACATTTAGCGCATGGCATATTTCAGGGTATGACGCGCCTGCATTGTACATCTCAATAATCTTTTTATTATGCTCTGCCTTTAACTCCGCGACTGTTGGCTTATGCGGTTTAAGTGGTTTGGGTAGCTTTACTGGCGTGTGCTTGAGCCTGTATGCCTCTATGTAAGCATCAAGGTCTAATAGCTTGACCTTTCCCTTTATTCCCGTCCACCGCATCCCACAAAGGGCATGGACTAACGCGCACATTTCAATTGGTGTTTTTCTGTTTTCGTTCAATCTTTGCCCTTCCTTCCCACTTTTTACAATGATCGTGCGGTGAAACAAATTTCTCCGCAATTTCGCAATAACCATCGCTATAATTTTTAATGGGTGAATTTCTACAAGTCCAGCATTTTATCGGCACCGGCATATCTTTAGCTTCCATTTACGTCCTCCAGTCGTTAATTATCATGTCGTAATACTGCACCATAGTTGGTGAAAACTCTGTTATGCACCCGTCGCTCGTACATGATATTTTTACTATGTACCCACCAACAACAGCGTTTAAATGTTTGCCCAGTTCAAAATTTGTTTGTGCTTCAAAGCACGGGGCGGCTAATGCGTTAATGTTTCGATATGGCATATAAAAGCTTTTGTGATAGTGACCGCATATTAATATTCGGGGCTTGCTGCCGCCCTGCAGCCCGTCTATATGCTTTTGAAGCTGATATGACAACGCATAGGAATTGCCGTCTAATGGGTGAAATAAGTCCATGTCGCATTGAGGGGTTAGCCACACTTTAGCTTTCATATATCCTAAGTATTGCATGTCCTCTCTTTTTTCTGATATTCTTTTTCCAATGTCAGAACCACCATTTTTAACATGGGTTGCATCATGGTTTCCGGTTATAAATTTTGTAACTATGTTTTTTCTCCTGGGATAATTTTCGATTATATACTCCGCTTGTTCATCAAGGCCAATTTTAAACAATTCGTAAATATGTTCGGGCCGATTTTTATAATATCCGTCTGAAATATCCCCACTGTGGTAAATCGTTTTAATACCCTCAAACTCGCATTTGTCGTAAAACTCGTTTAGGTATGTAAGCTGTTGAAATTTATTGCATAAATGCGTATCAGATACTACGCCGATAATGATTTGAGTTTCATTTTTGTAGGGTTCGATAATTGTCAAATTAGTGGACACCGCTGATTTTTCGAGCCATATCAAATGGTTAGATTCCGATATGTTAAAGCCCTGTAATTTAAGATTACTAATACCGGAATTAAAAGCTTCGAGTGAAACATGCAATAGATCAGCATCTTGCTGTGGTGTCCGTTTGTTTTTAAGCACCGCTAATAATTGCTCGCTATTCGTTTCCACTTTTTCAGCCATATTTGTGTGAGTTTCATCACATTTTTCCGACGTGTTTTGACTTGTGCTAATTTCGCTCACCGTTTTAGCATCACTTTGCATAACTTCAATTTTTTCAGGCTGTTTATTGGTGTTAATTTCACTCACCGTTTTAGCATCCCTCACATTCCGTCTTTTTTCTGATCTGGCTTTATTGCTGGCTCCGGTTATGCTGCGGTATTTAGTGCGCCATTGGTCGGGCGTTAAGTCAATTCCAAACATTCCAAACATTTCGTCTTGAACCGATACCCAAGAAACCTTATTATTTTCTGTGTATGATAATACCGTGCAGTAAAGCGCTTTTGTAACATCCTCCATCATCCTCTAACCACCTTGTAAATATTAGGCTCGGTGTCAAGCGAGTTTATAGCTTTCTGCAGCTCAATTTTTGCGTTTGTAAGGTCATTCCAATTGCGTCCATGGTTTAACGATTTTTCAATATCTTCTTGTGCCTCTTTTATTAATCCGTAAACTGTTTTCATTTTTTCACCTCCGGCGCTTGTGGAAGTGGAAGCCATGCGATAATTTTAGTGTGCTTATTGAGCTCCCAAAACCAACCATCACGCGCCCATTCGCTGTTATATAAATACATTTCGCCAACAAAATCCCCATCCGTCGCAATTACCCGCTCCCCATCCTCCGGCAACTCTTTCTCCACGTCCCTCCACCTCAACTGATCGAGGGCGGTGAGCTGCTCCAACAGATAAGTTATATAGGCAAGCGAATGCCGATTAAAATTGTATTCGACCGCCTTTAATATTTGTAGGTCATTGCATCCAAGAGCATCCTCAAATGCCTTGACACTCTCGCGGATTTCTTCAATTCTTTCCATTGTGTATCTCCTTTGGCGGTTGCGGTAATGGCATCCAATGGGTCATTTCATCATGTTTTAACCATTCAGGCCGAGTTATCCACTCTTCCCTGCCGTCATAAGCCAATACTTCACCGTTTTCATCGCATTCGCTCGGTTCCGGTATCCTTTCAGACACCGGTATCCACCGAGACGATTCGGTGATCTCGGCAGGGGTGCGATTGGTGTCCTCGTAGGCGGCAAGGTGGTCAAAAACTTTGCCTAAAAATACGCTTGATTCTTTTGCTCTTTCTTCACCGCAAAACGGTGAGAAATTTGCCAATACTCCAAATCCTATAGATCGTAAATAAAGTTTATCCTCTGTCAATCTTTCCATCATTTCGCTTTGACCTCCTTCTTATTTTGAATGCCCAACACAATATACTTTTTATATGGCTCTGCGCCCCATTCGGGACGACCATATCCGATATACGGAATAACTGTACGCTCGATTGTGGGGCTATCTAATCGGTACCCGTTCCTAAATTTCACACGAACGCGGAGTTCAAAATATCTTGCAAACCGACTGATATAATACGGCGTAATATCTCTGTATTCCTCCCGCTTTTCTCCGGAAACAATCATATCAAACCACTTCTTTTTAATCGGCAGTGTTATCATTTCTCCCCTCCGTTCAAAAATAAATCGTGATATGTAACGCCCACAGCTATTGCGCTCCAAACATCTTTAGACACGCCATAAAACCAGCCTTGATTTTTCTTTACGCCCACCGGCCCGAACCTATCAATTAATGCTTGCCGTATGTTCCCGTCTTTCGCTTTCATCGAGCCGCACAGGTTGATTTTTTCTTCTTTGCGATAAATTCGGTCTATTGCTTGGTATCCTCCACGATAATCGGCATATTGCATAAATTTACCAATTGCCACACATGTTTCAAAAACTTCTATGCCTACCGGCATCCCGTAGCAAGCAACCATTTCAATGGCAAAATAGGCGCGAGGACAATTGAAAATTACGTCAAACATTTCTGCATTTGGTATTTTCCCAAAACTAATGGGCTTCAACTGCTCGTCCAAAATACTATACGCAGAGTATACATTTCCGGGGTCGATTGATAGTATCATGTGCCCTCCTTCGTTCTGCTGTTCCATGCAGAAATGGCCTCTTCTTTTGTTGGGCGATATCCTCCAGAAGCTCCGCAACCTGCTTTCCAATTCGGCGTTTCTGTTTCTAATTCATTTACGCTGCATACAACTGTGAAATATGGATTTTTAACAGGGTCGTCAGTCTGTTCTAATTCGTTTTGGTCTACCACTGCAAGAGTGTTTTGCATTCCGCAAAAGGGACAAAAAAGAAGTTTATCTTGCATTTTTTAGTCCCTCCATAATTCTCGTTTCAGCATACATTCTTCCAAACTTTTTATACCACCAATATATCGTAAATGCGCTTATTGGTATTGTTTCACACCATTCAGCAACACTTTTGGTCTGACCACTAAGTGTCATAAATTTTGTGTTTCTACGGTTTCTACTGTTTTGCTTTGGCGTTACCCATCTACAATTATCAGGAGAATACCCGAGTTCGTTATTGGTTCTATCAATTTGTAGGTCGAGAGAATAACTATTTGCCATTGCCCATATTTCAAAAGCCATTGGATTGTGCCATTCATCACAAACCAAAATCCCACGAGCCCCATAATCTTTATATTTTTCTCGTTTAGGGTCTTCACATCGATGAATCATAGTAGTCCATATCGAATATAATCTGTGATTAAATTGACAGGCTCCATGTTTTGTATTTCTGGGGTTAATATTCTTTGTTTTAAGTTCCTCAGCCATCCTGCTCAGCCTCCTTATCGTTGTAATATCCTCCGCAATAATCTTCTGCGGCACAATGCGCACCTTTTGACAACGTTTCAAAAAATTCGCAATCTTCATTTTCGCAAGGATATGCTTTATTCATATTGTCCCTCTCTGCCCTCTGTGGAGCGCTGTACGCTCTTATCTGCTTGTCCGTCCAATTCCACGCTTTCAGGGTTTAAGCCGAAATTAGCGTGAGTTCGTGCTTATGTGCCGTTGCCAACTCGCATATTCTCGGCCAACTTGCGCCCGTTTTCTTTTCTGGCTTCGCTGGCGGGTTTTCCAAAGCGAATATATCTTTTATTTACTGCGTATCTCCTGCCGTAAACTTCGCCCTCGTCGGTGTACTCGTTCAGCAACCGGTAATCTTCCGGAAACTCATTTGACAGCTTTTCAAATTTGCGGAGATATGCAGGGTAGCCGGTGATAGTAATTAGCGCCTCTTTATCCTCTGCATTTATCGCAATGCCGATTTCCTGCTCGTTTAATTTAAAGTTCATGTTATTTACTCCTTCCGGTGTAGATACACCTATGTTTGCTCTTTCTATTTTCGTCTGAAGGGGGTTAGGGCGTATAAGTTGACCCTTAAGGGCTGGTGGTGGGGCTTGTGGAGGGGCTGACGGGGTTTAAAACATCCTGCGGCTTCAAATTCTCAGTCTTGCAATTTATAACCTGTTCAACACTTCGGCGCGTCCATTCAGATATTTGTTCAGGAGTCATGATCTTCTGTTCCATTCCAAGACCATGTTAGAAAATGATTTATTTGACGTAATTTCAATACCGCTAATGTTTACAAGCGTTAATGGCTTTCTGAGCGCAAACGCCATGCCTAAATCAAATAGACTCCCTTGACTATTTTTGTCCCAAAAAATATGTACTTCTTTTGAATTGTTAATTGCATTTTTGTTATCAGCGCAAATTCTAAATCCTATGCCATCATCGGTTTGATCGGTATCTCTATCGGGATAGTAGACTGTCTTACCAGTTGATTCTAATTCGAAAATATAATCTTTCATCTTCTGTTTTTGCTCGTCTGTGGCGTTTCTCACAGGGCATATTAAAAATACATCGTACATTTTTTATCCTTTCTTTGAGTTATAATCTTCAAACCGTTCGCACTCTCTGAAAATAAATTTATTATTTACCCATCTTGCAAGTTGCTTTGTTTGCTCATTTGCGTGTAACTTGTCAAAAATCATTACATAAGGGTCAAATCCAAATTCACGCAAACGGTAAATCCTGTATAAATCTTGATCGTGTGTGCTGCTGAAATTGACAAGAACATAAACTCTCAATTTGCGCCAGTCTAAAGTCGTGTGAGCTTTGAAAAATTCAAATTGCTTTGTTAGATTATCCTCAGGATTGTCCCATGCGAAGTGAAGCATTTTAACTTTGATTTTTCCGATGAGGTCAACGTTCGCATCCGTGAGCATTCGAATATCCAAACCTTGCGTGAAGTCTACCCACGCGCCACTATTTGCAAGCTGTTTTAAAAGTATTTCGTGCTCTCGACAAGCCAAAAGGTTAGGATCGAGTAATTTTATTTCCTTTTGCCCGTGCCAAAACTCACTCAGGTCAGCTACATGTACGCTCTTTTTACCCTCTTTTGGCGCGACTATGCAGAATGGACAACCTCTCGGGCAACCTCTTGTCAAATAGCCGTATGCTTGATGATATTGCGGGTAAAGCCCATAATCAGGGTAAAAGTGTTCAATTTCAGGGGGCAAATTGTCTGTGTAATTGTGGTATCCAGTGCCGGCTCGGATGATCTTATCCGCCCTGATCATTGCGGCGTCTTCTGCATCCGGAGTAAAGTCAAATACTTTTGAACAATAAACAAGGTCGTATGTATTCAGGTGGTTGAGCAAATCAATATGATCTCCGCGCGCCTTGTAATAAGCCGACAACTTCATAAGCACAATATTGGGGAAGTTGTGGCTATCAGACCAAAGCCCGACTTTCATTTCTGCCTCCTGTAGTCAGCCGCTGTGTTGGCAATCCTCGGGAAAATATCCTTGTCGCTCAAGCGGCTCATAACTCTACTGTCAACTTTCTTTTCGAGTTCCTCAAAGGTCAGGTTACTGGTTATAATTGTGGGTAGCACATTTTCAATCCGGCTGTTGATGATGTCGTACATAGTCGCCATAGTCCACTCGCTCGGCTTTTCAGCTCCCATGTCGTCAAGGATTAAAAGCCCGGCCCGTGTGCAATCCTCTAAAATGTCAGGGCCTATGTAGTCGTTGCGGAATGTCCTTTGGATTGCAAGATACAGGCTTGTCACATTCCACCAGCACACCAGAATACCCCCGTCAACAATTTTATTCGCTACCGACGCGGCCAGCCTTGATTTGCCGCCTCCGCTTGTCCCAAAAAGGTACATGCCTATTCCCCTGCTCTGCAAACTTGGAAACTGCTCAGCGTAATTGCAGCACGCCTTGTATGCCCTCTCCGTGCCGTTGCGGGGTTCAAAACTTTCAAGGGTAACATTTAGCCACTTCAAGGGTAACCCGCTGTCGTGCCTTAAATCTGATATGTAGCGGCGGCGATCTTCGGCCTCCTGCTCTTTCTTCTCAGCCTCTCGCTTATCAACGACACATTGACAGGTTATTTTATACTCTTGCTTTTTGCCGAAAAGATTGAGTATGCCGATTTCTAAGGGTCTGCCGCAATCAGGGCATTTTTCATCAGTCGTTATTGTCTCAGACGTAATATTATCCAAAAGGGTTATCCTCACTTTCTGCATTTTTATAGCGATCGGGGTCTGAGTAGTCGGGAGGTTTTTTTGAAATGATTTTTTGATTTAAGTAACCCTCAAATTTGTTTGAAAATAATGTTTCGGGCCGTAAATATTTTTGCATGTCTCCACCTAACCACTCGGTTACTTTGTTATCAATTACAGTAAAGAAATTCTCTAAAGTAAAATCCTCATTGAAACGTGCTTGAATTAAGTCTTTTGTTTTTTGAGACGTTTCTCTAAAAGATGTACCCGCCTTTTTATTGAGATACAGTATTATTTCCTTTACTTCCTTTACTTTAGTTCCTTTACTTTGTGTACTTTCTGGAACGGGAATATCATCCGCCGCGGGGTTTCCGGTGCAGAAACTCGGCTTAACCGGTATTTCAGCACCCCGTTTCTTGTAAACATCACCTAAACGGTCAACGAATTTTTGTATCCATATCACTCTTTCCCGCCATAGTTCACTATCAATCGCGTCGACTTGTGACAGTGTATTTAGTATTTCCGTCGCAGTAACTTCGCTCACACGAGTTTTGGCTATCAGAAATAACCAGTCCGCAGGATTGCGGCAATCGTAATAATGTTCGCTTTGAGTGCCTATAATTTCAAGCAATTTGAACCAAAAAGCATAACCATCATTGCCGTATTGGCTTTCAAGTGTAAAAATAGTTTTGCCGCTTGAAGTGTCGTGTGAAAAATAATCTACTCCGCTTTTCTTAGGTCTTGCCGTAGTTGTTCACCCCCATTCAGTTTGAAATAAATTGTCTAAAATAGCCGCTGTTGTGATTCTATCAATTCAAAATTAAGCATTTTTTCTTTTGCTTCGTTGCAGAATGTTCGAGAGATTTCAAAGCCATAACTTTTTCTGCCCAGTTCGTATGCAGCTCTTAAAGTAGTTCCGCTTCCTGCGCATGGGTCAATTACAACATCATTTTCGTCTGTAAAAATACGGATAAGTTGCTTTAATAATGTGACCGGCTTTTGATTCGGGTGTATTTTGGGGTATTCGCTTTGATTATCCCTTTTCCATGTAAACCAATCAAAAACCATTTTCCCACCATTATTGAATTTTGGGAGTTTGTCACGGTAAAGAACCATTGCGTGCTCGGTTGCTCCGACAATTTTCATATTTGCTTTTAATACCTGGGCGGAATAATTTTTTATAAAGAAAATCGGATAGTGGTGGTTAAAACCATATTTTTCACCCTCTGCAATTACCATTTTGTCTTGGTCGAATGAGCAAAAAATAATCATGGCTGGAGCCTTGCCGCATTCTTTTGGCTCTTTTTTTAATAGCCTGTTGCAAAAATGAAAATATTCGGCAATGTTGAAATTGTAATCGGTGTTAAAAAACGCTTTACCCGCCTTTTTGCTTGCTCCATTTTTATTGTCGCCGTCTATATACCACTCGGTCGAAGAAGCATAAGCATTGATTCCAAGATTATATGGGATATCGGCAATAACGAGTTGCGCTTTTGGAATGTTGTATCTTTTATAATTTTGAAAATGGTCATTAATCAGCTCAGATTTCAAGCGTTTTTATCCCCCCATTCCTCCACTGAAATATACGGATTGTATTATTTATTTCTTGAATCGCATTGGTTTTCTTCGTCCCAATAATCTCCCGCTTGCTGTTGTGGAGTACAAGGATTATCTTTTCTTTCAAGTAATAATTCTTGATAAATTTCTGCTTGACTTTTTCCTAAAAAAAGACTTTTAAAATAAGCATTACTCCAGCATTTTTCACAAATCATATTAACATTCATCTCCATTTGTATTATTTATTGGGCTTGTAGCGGTAGGCAAGCCACGAAGAACCATACAGATCAACCCGATACGACTCTTCAAATTCTTCACCAAAGTGTTTAAAATCAAAATATTGAAATTTACCCATTGAAGATGTTTTATAAAATCTTGACCAAATCCCATCCTCGTCCTCAATAATCCACAACGGAGTATTTTCAAGACTTTTAATTTCTTCGAGCGTCAAAGGCTCATTCTGCTCACGGGCGAGTTGGGAGCGGAGGGCATGAATGGCTAAATCTTGTGCCCTTTCAAGTTCTGAGTCTGATAATATATCATATTTTTGCATGACTGTTTTTTGTTGATTGATTAATATAATTGCCTTTTCAATCTCGTTCATGTTTTCTCCTTTCGGGCGGGATTAGCCGCCCATAGCGTTTGATTTAGAAAGGAAGATCGTTGTCGCCTGAAATCTCTGTATATCCCTCCGGCAATCCTTGAGGCTGTGTAGCGCCCTTTACCAGCTTGTCCGCAGGTATTTCAACGCCCTTATTAATGGTTTCGGTCGAACGGATTGAAACGCATTTTGTCGCCCATTTTAGACCATCATCACTCTCAAACTGCTCACGCCCAAACACGCCGCCAAACAATTTTCCAGTCAAGGTTTTTTCATCAAAGTTGAATTTGAAGTTGGCGTTTGACTTTTCAATACAGGTGATCATCCCCTTAAAAAAGCTGTTTGTTGTGCCGTCTTTGTTTTTGGTAAACTGGCGGTATGTGCCGCCATTAGGCCATTTTGCATCTGGTGCAGACTGCTTCTTGTGCTCATGCTGACGCTTAAAATATCCGTCGTATTTATTACCGTCGTTGATATCAAACGCCACTACGAGCATCTCGCTGCCGCTTGCGGTTTGTTCTATCCTTGCACCCTTGATGATGCAGACATGACCGCCGAGTGGTAAGGTTTCAAAATCGCCTGTAAAAGCTTCTGCTGTATTCCATCCTTGTGGTTCGTTCATAATTAATATTCCTCCATCCAATATTCACGAATTTTCGTGTCGACTAATTTTAGGTCATTGTCAATTTCAGTCCCATCAAACATGCCCATCGGAGACTTGGTAATATCATAGCCATCTGATTGAGTTAAAAATTTATGTTCACCGTTTACAAATACGCACCGGAGAGCCACCGAAAACATGCCCTCAACACAAACCTTTTCATCAAGCATCTTGCCTATGGTTTTGGGCTTAATATCTCCAAAATCATTTTTGTCCTCATGCATCATTAAATAAACGATTTTGTCGTTGGGCAACTCTTTAATGACGAATTGGATAAGCCCCCAAAAGCTATCCCCTATGTCGTTGTAAAGGCTGAAAACTCCGTTCCCCTTGCCGGTGCTTGCGTGTTCCCTCATAAAATGATTTGTGATAAGATAACCGGCATCATCAATCACAAGCGACTTTGCCTCTGATTTTAAAAGCACATTCTTGACTTTGTCGTAATTGTCGGTTGTGATAGACGGCAATTTGTTTTTAAAGGGAAAGGGTTTGCCAAGAATATTTATAACTCCTATATTTTCTGTGAAGTGTCTTAAACTCGTACTTTTGCCTGAACCGCTTTTCCCAATTATTAGAACAGGTATTCCCATATCAAACAGCCTCCTTGTATTTCCACATATACCCATTCGATGTTTTTCTTTGGCCTTTGCAACAACTACATATTTTGCTAATCTGTGTCCCCGTATTCATTGCCGCATCCGTTAAACTGTCCCAAACTTTTAATACCTTTCCGCTTAAATCCATTTGAGCAACCGAAAGAATATATTTCTTAGCGGTTAAACTTCTCTTGGAAAAATCGGTGTTTTGAATTCGTCTTTGCACAAATGTTCCATAAGTATTATTGTATTGGACTGTGCACCATTCCAAATTATCAATGCAATTATTTTTAGCATTTTCGTCCTTGTGATTAACGCAAGGATAGTTATTCGGATTTTCAATAAATGCTTTTGCAACTAATCTGTGAACCAATTGATGCTTTTTTATTCCATTAAGACTTAACACAACATTTTTATGACCGTATTTAGCGGATGATGGTTTCAAAAATTTTTCGTTTATTATTTTAGGGCAACCACTTGAATGTTTTACAACTCTCTTAAGAGATTTAACGTTTCCTAAATTACTAACTTGATACAAGCCCTCATATCCGACAACATCGCGCCACTCTTCAATCACTCTTTTTTCACCTCCTCAAAAATAATAGGACATTTATTCCCCACGCTCACAAACGGGTATAAAACATATTCATCTGTCAGTAGGCACTTCCAGCGCTTCAGGCTGTCCTCATTTCTACAGTAGGGACAATATTGGCATACCGTCTTATCCTCTGGGAAATGCACTGTGACGGTTGCTGTGCCATCTGTGTAATAGTCAACGCCGTTCTTAGCCATTTCACACCTTCCTCAAATCTTCATGATAAAATTTGTCTATTCGGCTCCCATGCCGGACTTCAATATATTCCCTGTCAAATCCAATAACATCTCCAAACTTTTCTACGTGGTCAACATCCGGCCACATGCTCATAAACGGGTTAGTGATTTCCACCCTGTCGCCTATGTAAAAACCGTACAGGCATTTATCAGGTTCAGGTTCTAAAAACCGTTGCTCATGTTTTGACAATTGGAAGTCGTTGTATGCATCAATATCTGTCATGGCTTGGGCATCCATTCTTTGCCGTCAATGATAACCTCGTGCTTTGTGGGCTGGGGGACTTTTTCGAGCATGGAAACATCCCAACTAAATCCAAACACCACGTAGCATCCGTCGTTTAAGTCAGCTGTTATTTTACCTTCCTTGCCCTTTAAATCTGACATACTACCATAAAACAGAAGTATATTGTTATAACTTTTACCCGCTGTTAAATCTGCCCTAACCCTCACCGTCTCCCCCACCTCAAACGTGTCCTCTGTGGGCTTGTCCTGTGTCTTAGGTTGAGGGTTAATAACAATCTCAATATCATCCACCTCTTGCCCTAAAGCCCGAGCAAGCGCTATCACATTAGCTTTGAGGTCGTCCCAAGGTTCTGAGGGGTCACGCATTGCCTCGCCTATTCTGCCATCACGCAAAGTCATAATAAGGCGGTTGCCTTGAATTGTTGTGTGACGAATAAGAGGGTGCTTGGAGTTGTTGTCTTTGGCAGGTTCGTAGGGTTCAACGTCCGAAATATTGAAACAGCCTGCCGTTTCTTCTATCCAAATAAGATTTCCGGAAATTTCGGATATTGTTACATAACCATTCTTTTCAAAAAATTCACTAAATCTATTGTTCCAGTCGTCCCAAGAATACAATCCGTTTATGCCAATCGCCACTGTTTTTCTAAAAGGCACAACCCTATCGCCTACTTTTACATCTTTTTCTAACATTTTAATTTTCCTTGCTTTCTGCCTTATAAAGGCTTAAAATATAAACAGGTATTTTTCTTGTGCGCCGTACGAACCTTTGCAGGGTTTGTGCGGCTTTTTATTTGCATACGAAATAACCGATGACTGCGAGTACGCAGCAATAGATTATCGCAATTAAGATAACGGCGGCGGTCATGGCTTACACTCCAATTCCCTCAGTGCCGCCCCAATCTCTATCTCACGCATTATGTAACCGTTTAATGCATCCGACCCTTGATACCCCATCGATTCACCCGCACACCGATTAACCTGTACCGCGTTGAGCCGCTCTTTTAGTTCACGAATTATTACTTGAACCGACCGTCCTGATATGTAATGGCTATTATCAGAGGTTAAATGCGGCAACTTAGCTGTATCCATCGGTTCAAACTCTCCCTCAAAATCATTGTCGTCAGGTTTTGCGGGCTGCGCAGTATATTTGCTTTCTAAATACTCTCCGATTTTTTCAAACATTTTCATCATCCTTTCATATTCTCGCCGCTGACATTGTGCGGCGCATCAATTTATTTCCACTATGGTTTGGGTTGCTCCACTCCCTAATAAAAGGTTCTAATTTCAACAAATTATTGAACTCACATTCAGCTAAGTATTTTTTACATGCAGTATGGCAACCAATTTCACGCTCGTTACATAAATGGCAGCAACCATACAATTCACTCAGTCCTTTCAAATTGCTTTTTAATCTTTCACAGCGGTCGCAATTATCCCGAGTATTAAAATTACTAACAAACAAATTGCGGCCGGTAACCATAGCGGAGCAGTTACCCACCACCACGACCAAGCGATAACTTTGCAAAGTTTTAAAATAAAAAACACTATAAATAGCAATCCAGAAAATCCTATTCCTCCTGATGCGGAGTCTGATCTTTCACTTGACACTTTAAAATCATCCTTTCAATTTTTTTCTGCTTGTCCTATACCATCCTGACCGGCAATAGGTCCCGACCGCTTATCCACCGTTCAAACCTTTCACGCGGTATTATGTAGCGGTTAGATTTTTCGCATGGCACAATAACGGCGTTCAAAAACGGCATAAGCCCCTTTTCGATTGCCCCCTCTAAATTCAGAGGTTTCATGTTGAGCCGTTTTGCAGCCTCACACACTCCGATTGTTTCTTTCATGAGGAAATTCCCTCTTTTAGCGATAATTGCCGGATACGCCCATAATATTTACTCAATATCTGCTTGCGATCTTCGTATTCCGGAGTAGTTATAAGCAATCCAATGTCAAGCCTTTGTAATTTAATCACTCCTGAAAGTTGATCGGGTGTCAGTTCTGGCCTGATGGTGTTTGCTTCAATTCCGTGTTCCTTTTTAAATTTGCGCGTTGACGTTCCGAGGACAATGCGGTTTATCAAATCTAACTCGTTGGAGAAGTGATAATTGTGATAAGCGTCTTTATGGGCTTCTTTTATTGCATCGGCTAAGTCGTGGAATTCAAGGCGGGCGGTATCGAGTTGATGAATGAAGTCGGCCATGTGGTTAAACTCTTTAATGTAAGCTTCTTTGAGTGCCGCCGCTTTCTTCCCACGATAGCCCATTGCCAAGAACATAAAACCGTCAAAACTTATGTTGAATTTAAAAACCTTGTGTCTCTGTTCGCTCAAATAATTGGAAGGCACGAAACCGTGCTCTCGAAATTCCTCTGAACATTCAAGCTCTCTGACATCCTGCAATACGCGCTTGTGTTCTTTCCCAAAATACTCAGCCACTTTCAGGCTGTCGGTCATTGGCTTGTCCTGCTTTTCAAAAACTAAAGATTGCATTTTTAATAAACCTCTTTTCTTTTAATATGTATAATGTTATAATGAAAGGAATAAATCTCTTTCATTAACCGTTCAGTGGTAGCTGGGCGGTTTTTGTTTATGTATCATGCGTTGGTTGCAGTGTCTTGCTTAAAGCCCGCTACATAATCAACTGACACTTTAAACATCTCTGCCATTTTGCGGGCTTCGCTTAGTGTAAACTCACGCTTTTCATTGAGTTTAAAACTAAAAGACGTTTCGGACATGCCGAGAAATCTTGCCATTTCTGCATTCGTCTTATCGTTTCTCGACATCTCGGCTTTTACGTTATAAAGCATTCATAAACCTCCTTTACTATCTTATGTTAGTAAGTATAATATCATTTGTTAGTAATGTCAATAGGGTATTGCATTTTTTATTAACTTATGTTAGTATTATTTTATCAAATAAAATGTAGAGGGAGATTGATATGGAATTTAAAGAAATATTAAGAATTATAATGGCCGAAAAAGATTTGACGCAAGCCGATTTATGCAGGATGACAAACATTCCTACATCTTTAATGTCAAACTATATAAAAGGCTCTAAAAGCCCTGCACTCTCAAATGCAAAGTTGATTGCGGACGCATTAAGTATTTCATTGGACGTTCTTTCAGGAAAGGACACAAAAAATCAGCCTCAAGAGTTATCTCTCGAAATTGATATAGAAGAATTGATTGGATGCTATAAATTATGTAGTAACGAAAATAGAGAAGAGCTATTAATGCTTGCAAGGTATAACGCTTTAAAAAACACAATCGCGGCGGCGGGGGGAGAACTGGCATAATTATTGATTTATTTGCGTATTTCCCGAAAGGGTAATATATAGAAGGAAGTGTCAATATGACAAATTACACAGCATTCTTAATTGGGGGTTTAGCAGGTTCATTATTAATTTCGTGGTTATTAATTTGGCTTTTCTCGTTTCTTTTGCGTAAAATTTTTAAAAACAAAATTCCTCACGTGCTCCTGTACCCTATTGCCGCTGTAATTTTTCTCGGTTTGATGTCCGTTTACATTTACTTTTTAAATTTTGTATCAATACCGTCATACTTAATTGCCAGCATAATAATTTGTATTATTGAATTTATTACTTTTAAAATCAAAAACAGGAAAACAACTAAGGAGGTGTAGAAATGAAAGCGTTACGGGTTTTAGGCATCATTATTTTTGTAGCATCTATATTAATTGGAGTGCCCTTATATTTTTTATCCTTTGCTTTATGGGTTAATTTAATTGGATTTTGGGGTTATCTCGTTTCTTCAATGTTTGTACCTGATTTCGTTCTTCTTATTATTCGCATAGTTCAACACGGTTTTTTAGATTGGTATGTTTTATATCTTGTTGGAGATACTATATTATTGTTTATAGGATTAATGCTATCGGGAATTGGCAAGGAGGAATAAAATAATGAAAAAAACATTATCCGTCTTAATGATTTGTTGTTTTATATTTATAGGTTCTTCCTGCGGCTCAAAATCAAATCAACCCGTACATATCACGGCTACAACTACTGTCTATTGGGTGTCATCAGGTCACGTGTATCACGTTGATAAAGATTGCTCTACATTAAGCCGGTCAAAAACTATATTAAGCGGTACGCCCTCACAAGCCAAAGCAAAAGGCAAAAGCCGATTGTGCGAAGTATGCGGCAATGGGGATATAGACGATACGAGTAAAGGGTGACAATATGCATAAGTTAAAACGTGGTAAGGGTACAGGTGGAGTATCAAAACTTTCAGGTCGTAGACGTAAACCGTTTATGGCTCTAATAACAGTTGGCTGGGAAACAGATAGTGAGGGCATAAAGCATCAAAAAAAACAGGTCATAGGATATTTTGAAACTCGTAAAGAGGCAGTAAAAGCCTTAAATTCAAATGAGACTGACCCCGTTTCTTCCCGTATAAATGAGACATTAAAACAAATTTATGATAAATGGTCTGCATTAAAATATTCTGAAAAGCTGTCGCACGACACGATTAATAATTATAAAGCAGGCTGGAATTACCTTTTGCCTTTATATATTAAAAAATTCTCTGAACTGCGCGCCGGAGATTATCAGACTATTATTGATAAGGCAGCAGAAAATAGAAGCCGCAGTAGCCTTGAAAAAATCAAGACTGTAGTTGTGATGCTTTCCGAATATGCAATGCAGAATGACATAATCAAACAAAATTATGGTTCATATATAAAGTTACCGCGAGCTGAGCGATCAATCAAAACCTCATTTACATCCGGCGAGATAGACTTAATAGAGAAAGCTGCTGCCGATGGTATACCGTTCGCTGACTGTGTTCTGATGATGTGTTATACCGGATTTAGAATAACAGAATTTTTAGGTCTTGCATTAAAAGATTACAACGCCGTTGAGGGGACGCTCACGGGCGGTATAAAGAATGAAGCAGGAAAGAATAGAACTGTACCCATTCATTCTAAAATCACCGCATACGTCAAGTTGTGGGCTGATAAGGGAGGCCAAAGGATTATATGCAAAGTTGACGGCTCAAAATACACTTCAAAATATTTTAGAGAGAACTGTTTTACCCCTGTAATGGAGCAGATTAAAGATGTGCGTAAACTTGACCCGCATGAGTGCCGTCACACCTTTGCAAGCCTATTACACGCTTCACATGCAAGTCAAAAAAACATAATGGAATTAATGGGGCATGACGACCCAAATGTTGATTTGCAAACATATATTCACGTTGACATTGAACAGCTAAGGCAGTCTGTAGATAACATGTAGACAACAAATATTGAACAAATGGCTTAATTGTGCGCTTAGTCAGTTGAATGGGGTTCAAGAGGCCGTGGGTTCAACTCCCGCCACTCGGACCAAAACAAAATAGCACGAATGGCTTAGATAGGCTGTCCGTGCTATTTAATTTAATACGTGTTTAATTAACTTTTTGCTCTCATTTTCTTAACCCCATAACTTTTTTACAGGATGTAGACAACTTGTAGACAACATTGTAGACAACATTACAACAAAAATAAGCCCCACCTCCAAACGGAAGCGGGGCTTTAAGTATGGCGTGTTTTGTGTCAGAAATTACTGTGCCGGCGTGGTAATGGTTTCGGCCAGAACTGTGGCCTGCGCTGTGGGCGCGACTGCCGGTGCTGTGAAACCGGTTACTATGACGAATTTCCCCTGATTAACTTCCCCTGCGATTGCCTGTCTTAATTGCTCAATATCCGCGTCCGTAATCTGTGGCACAAACTTTTTCATTTCATCTGTAAACATTTTTGCGGTACTGTCGAGCGTTTTCTCAGCCGTAGGAGTAATGCGGAAATACTCATCAACAATATTCCATGCTGACTTTGCAAAGGCAAGGTTTTTATTGTATGTATCTGCTCCGATTTTGACCTGTAAGGCCGCTTTTTTCTGCTCGATGAAAGATACCGTCTTTGCTCCGACAAAGGATATGACCGCCAGTAGAATGGCTACAAATGCAGTCGCCAATGCGTTTAAAATTGTGTTTAACATGATTTTTTTCTCCTTTAGTTTTTAATATTTATTTTGTAACTATTATAAAGATTGCTAACCCTGTACTTATACTCATTAACGCCGCCAATATGAATGCCACCAGCCAAGACGGACGTCCTTCCGCCAATTTTCTAAGTAAAGTAAACACCTCTTTAAAGTTTGCTTTACTATCATCCTCTTGCTTATCCATACGAGCATTAACAGTAGCTTCAAAAGCATTTTGCTGCTTCTGAATATTAACGATTTTATAATCCAGTATACCAAAGGATGTTACAGCCGTACTACTTTCATTTTCTTTAACCATAGCAGCCGCTACCGCCGTTTCTTTAACGGCTGCTGCTACGGCTGCTGCTGTTTCTCTAACGGCCGATGCTACTGCGGTAGCTACCGCCTGTGCCTGTGTTTCAATTACCGGTACCTGCTCCATCCGTCATTCCCCCATTAATTAAATTTTACAGTTTTCCATTCCGCTGTACTTCCGTCTTTCGGCACCAAAGCAACCGATATTTCTTTTACTCCTTGAGGCAGAGCGCTCAGCGTAATATCACATGCGTACCCAGAGTTAGCCGCATCGTCACTATGTAGAGCCGCCGCCACGTCGGGTCTTGAAACGCCTGTATAAGTTGTGGTAATAAACTTTTTGTCAGCGTATATGTCTATTCGGCTCACACCACTGGGGTCAGTCGCCCATCCTGCTATTGATATGGTTTTGATACCGCATATATCGACTTGCAGGTGTTTCGGCAAAGTGCTCATAAAAATGTCCTCCTTAAAATTATTCAGGTCGGGGTTCTCTTGATACTGCCAACCGATGCGGTTATATCCTGGTATGCTTTCACAGGTCGGATTATATTCCGCCTGCCATAATGGATATTTCGTAAATTTTGAGCCTAAGAACTCTTTTATAAAGGATGTGTAAGCGTATAAAAATGAATTGGGAACATTGTCTAATAGTAACTTAGTTCTCGAAACGATATCGGCACAACTTGTTTCAGAATCAATCATAGGATGGAAAGCAGCGTCGGGGAACCTTGTAAGCTGTGCCTTAAAATCGTTTGCCTGTTGAACAGGGTCACTTGAAATACTGACAAAATGATACAACCCAAATGGTTTTCCTGCCGCTCTTATCCCTGCAATATGGCTGTCAAGTGCAGGGTCAACATAATTAACCCCCTCTGTGGCCTTAACAATAAAACCGTCATATGCACTATACTTTACTCCTGTGTCATGATGCGATAAGTCGCGAATATTCATATGTCCTCCTTATTGTTCTGCTTTAAATCTAATTCCCTCCAAGACCAAATTTGCGTTTGCACCAATTAATAAACTGACAGCTCCACTTGAATTTATAGTTATCAACCCTGCAAGTGCCGCTGTGCCGTTAAAGCAGTACACGCTAAATCCCTTAGTAATTAATGGCCTATATCCAACTGGCAATGTAAATATAGTCGTGCTTAATGTTCCATTCGCTATCATCCCTTTAATTTCTACCCAATTCAAACTATCTTTAAGATATCCAGGGGACTCATAAGAGCCACTATAATTAGCCCATGAGTTTCCCAATGATACAGTTGTATAAGGTGGATTAATGGGAAAGCCGACTGGAGCAAAAGCAACTGAATAATAAACACTTGAAATTGCTGAATTTGCGAGTGTAGAAGCATCAAACGGTCTAATTGTGAGAGTGGTATTCGGGCTTGAATAAATTGCCGAATCGACAAGATAATATACAACCACGCCGCCCTGCGTAAATTTCAACTTTACGCCTTGATGAAATATACCTGTTAAATCAGTTGGTACAGTGACGGTTGTTACAGACGCATAAGTAAAAGTGTTGGCAAGTGGAATCCAGCCTGTTTTTAAAATTGTGTCAAGCGTTGACCCTGCATAAGCCGCATCCGCTGTATCCGCTGCAATAGCATGATCTGCCTTGTTTGTGTTCGCATGACCTGTACCAGCCGCATATGTCGCCGTGGGCATTTTAGCGGCTATAACAGTTTCAAGAGCGGAACCACTCTGCGCGGCTTTTGCAGTTTTTGAAACATCAACAGTATTTGCGTTACTGACATTACCGTTCGCATAATTCGCCTGTAGCATATCCCCACCCGTGCCTGTGACATTGACGTTGTATGTGTCGTTTGAAGTCTGGGTTACAAGCGCGCCTCCGGAACCTGTTATGTGACGGACAGGATAAGGGTATATGTGACTTATCGGGTTGATTTCCTGCGCACTTGCCACTACCGTGAGAGTTTTGCAATCTGCTGATTTCCTCACGCCTACTGTGGTACTGCCGATAAGAGATACGGTCAACCGCCCCGATGCCATTGTTAAACCCTGCCGTAAAGGCATTGAAATGACATTTGAGACAGGCAAATCGCTCAGGTCATAGCCTCCATCCTGTGACATGACCTTTAGCCTGACAGACAAGTCCTGCCAGTCTGTAGGCACGACAACATGAAATAGTACAGCCTCGTCCTCACCCTGAACCCCTGCGTCTGAGGTGGATAGACTTGTCACACTGTCGGTTGCTAAAAGAGTGTTCCCACTGACTGTGAGATTGATTGTTTTTCTTAATACTGGCATAGTTTACCTCTCCTTAAATTTCATATGTCAACATTGCAGTTATACTTTTTGTTGATGAAGTCGTCCAAACTGCACTGGCAGGGTCTTTGTAACAACTCACGATATTACTGTTAGAGGCAAGACTACATAGCATAGCAGTATTTACAACTGCACCATTATCTGTGCCGTTTCCAAAACTACGCCAAGAGGCATTTGTAATAGTTGCAGCAGTCACAGGAACAGTAAATGTCAATGTATTAGCATTGCTTGTTCCTGCTGCTCCTTGTCGCATTAGAACTGTTACAGTATTACCGTCAATTTTAAATCTTGACACAATGTTAGTAGGGTCTAAGCTGAAACCGCCAAAAACAGAGGTATAATTAAACCAACAGGGATAACCGATAGGACTTAATTGATGAGAATAATAATTTACCGATATTGCCAAATTTGTTACCACGTAGTCAGCATTTATCGCGATTGTCAATAATGTATCCGCAACCGCAATAATAACGCCGTATTTTACAGTTGTTTGCGTCCATTTAGCCCTGTCGCCTTTTTGGTATCTGTTTGCAGCTCCTGTTGGCACGGTTATGGTGTTCGCAGAAGCATAAGACCATGTTTCGCCTGTGGGAGTCCAACCATCTAACGCACCATTTATAGCTACCCATTGTGTGTTATAATTCGTACTGTCTATCTTCGCTAATACCTGTCCTGCCGTACCACCTGTAACAACCCCTGCGCCATTTGTACCGTTAGAACCCGCTACTCCTGTAGCCCCTGTACTGCCCGTTACTCCTGTGTCACCTTTAACGCCCTGTATGCCTTGACTCCCTGTAGCACCTGTTGTTCCTTGAATGCCTTGTATTCCCTGCACACCTGTCGCTCCGTTAGTACCTGCACTTCCCGTTGCGCCTGTTGCGCCTGTATCTCCCTTTTCTCCTGAGGGAGGTATCTGCCATGAACGCCCATTCCATTCCAAAGTTTGTTTTGTTTCGGGGACGTATATGGTTCTCATGCAATCACTTCCCTATCAATGCCTTAATCTGAGTGTTTAAAAGTTGACGCTGGCCTATTGTCATTTTGTTATACTGTGTCTTTTGATTCGCCGCGCTTAAACTTGCGTACGATGATAAAAGTGTTGGATATTTCTTTGTATCACCTGAAATACTCACTTGCCGACCACCGTAATAAACGCCTTTTATCGGAGGTTTTTTAGATGCGGCTATTTCAGACTGAACCTCTTTAACGGTTTTCCCATATTTCTGTGCGAGTTGACCGGCGTATTTATTCCCTTTTGCAATTTCAGCTTTTAATGCGGTATTGTTGGCCGTTGACTGCGTTTTAAAGGCTTTGATTGAATTTGTGGCTGCTGCGTCCGTTCTGCCTTGCGGAGTTAGATTGTACATCCAGTTGCCCGCCTGTGGTTCTGAGGGGTTAACTTTTGCATCACTTGAATAAGAGCCAAGTCCTGTTCCGATAAGCCCCACGCCTAAAGCCGATTTTTTCGCGTTCGGGTCTTTAGCATAGTTATAAAGTCCTGTCGCTCCGAAAGGAATCGGAACTAACTGCTGAGCGGCAAAACTTGCTTCGTTAGCCGTTGTTTTCAATGGGTTTCCGTTTTTGTCTATCAAACTGCGACCGTAAAAATCCGTCTGCTTTGCAAGTCCAAATACGGTTGACGCGATCGGATTTAATTTGCTTAATCCAAATTGGGTAACACCGCCTGAACCGCTTTTTGTAACATCTCCGATAATAGTGGCCGCATCTTTCATCAACCCGTCAAGTGTGGTGGCATAAACTCCTGGAGAAACTTCAACATTTAATTCATGCCCTTTCGGATTCATCCATGTACCATGACCTGTAAAGGCAATGTTTGCGCTTTCAAGTGTTGCAAAACCAAGAATGACGTTGCGAACCCAAAACTTCCTTGCCTCCCCTGCCCCTGCCGAATGGTTGAACACATTGAACGCCGTTCTTGCAACATCGACGTTGGAAGTTGTCCAGTCCGGCGCAAGCATGAGCATTCTCATTGTGCCGAGTAATTTTTTTGGCACTCTTAAACTTTTCCAGTTCAAACCGCCAAATACGCCGTTTATATGCCTTGCAATACTGTTTTTAGCGGCATCAAGTTCCTCCATCGTCGCGCCCTTATGGTCTGCTGCCCACGCCGACACCTTTACGGCATACCCTTGCACTTTATAAACGCTTTGCATATCTTCAAATAGAACCTTGTTATTGGCATCCATTATCTGACCCGCTTGTTTAAATGCAGGAAGTTTCCCGATTTGATCGAATAATCGGCCTACTGTTGTTTCGGAGGGGTTAAGACCCCTGCCCGTATCCATGTTGCTTTCAACTGCGGAAGTCATTCCTGTATGCTTTACTAAATCGAGTTGCGTATCACGAAATTCCGCACTTCTCATATATTCCTGCATATGTGGGATGTTTTTTATTGTATCAATTATTGGCTTGAAATCTCCATCATTCGCGGCGGCGACAGCAAGATTTTTATAATGGAATAATGAAAATCCAAGTTTAATAGACTTGACTTTGTTCATTACATCAGTCCATACCTTGCCACCGTAACCTTTTCCGTAATTTTCATCTAAGACAGGCGTTAAGGCTTTTGCAAGTTGTTTCGGAAGCTGAATTTTGAGACCATCCGCTCCCTGCCCCACTTCCTTATAACCATCAAAAACTCTTTTCCCAACTACTGAAATATCATTTTTTGCTAAATCGTTCAACATACCGGCAACTGCGTTTTTGTGCGCCATTTCATTACCTGTTTTTGAAACGAGCCTTGCAAGGTCAAGGGTTTTAGGGTTTTCTCCGTGCAGCATGGCTGTAATGTAATTTTTGTAGACACGTTCAGAGTTTATATTTGTACCCGTGCCGTTGCTTAGTTTAAGCGAAATTTTATTTTGTAAAGCTGTTTGCCGGTTTGCTGCAAGCGTTTTTGTGTCAACATTGTTTATGTCGGGCTGGTTATATTCGTGTTTTAGATAATTAGGAACTGTGCCGTCAAGTGTCCCGCGTTCCTTAGAGAATGCGCCTATTTGGCCTGTGAAATCTGTTGCGTTCTGCGCCGTCAACTGTGTTTCACCCTTTAAATTCTGCGCAGCAACAAGCAGTTTGCGGGGTGTTGTCATAACTCCGTCAATATTCTGCACACGGTCAAGGTTTTTAAGGTTTTCGGGTATACGCTTGTTCAACTGCGAAAGTAAGGACTGAACATCTGCTATTTTTTGCTGTGTTTCGGGGGTTTTCGGTTCAGATTCTAACTGTTTCAAAAGGTTTTCACCGTCATAAATCTGAGCATCTTTGCCCTGCAATGCCGCCGAAATTTCTTCTTTTGGCATTTCTGCATATATTGTAGCCGCTTGTCTGTCCTCAATTTTGGGAACGGTTTTAAGAACATCTTTCGAAAATAAATTTGTTTGTAACTTATTTGCATTTTCTTCGCTACTTGTGCGGTCGATAACACCTTGCGCTATTTTATTGTTATTTCCACCAACATTAGGGGACTTCTCAAAATTGTTTACAATATAGGTTTTTTTGCCTGCTTCATCTGCAAGTAAAGCCTGTGTTCTTTGGGGTGTTAATGATTTTGCTCCGAGACCGTCACCTACGTTTGTAGCCGCCGTTTCACCTTGCGCCACTATATTGCTTGCTTTGGACAAGGTGCTGTCTGCGGATGGTGCAGAGGCGTTCAGCTCCCGATACTTTGCAATCTCCTGAGGGTAGTAATAATCCATAACTCCGTATGTATCAAGCGCATGCAATCTATCTTCGGGGGTCATTTTATTAAGAGCCTCGGCTGCGTCTAATTTATCCACTATTGCGGGTAAATCAATGCCCAAAACAGGTTTAATCTGCGCCTCTTCGGCTGGCGTAAGCTCATTAACCTGAAAATGATTATGGATTTTTTCAATGGCGTCGTTGTATTCTTTTGCTGCCTCGTCATAAACAGGATTGCTGTAAAGCTTTTTTAAGTCCGTTTCGGTCAATACAACTTTTGGAACAGGTGCACCCATAGGTGCAGTAGGACTATAAGTATGTTCCCCAGTTGTCCCAAAAGTCTTTGCAGCATTTGCAACGGCTCTATCTTCTGTGGCTTTCGCAATGTTTGACGGGATTTTAGAAGCAGGCGTAATAAGCCCCTTTGCTCTTAATTCCCTTGTTGCTGTCTTTATGGCCGAACGTGCGCCTATAGCACTTATACTGCCGCCAAGAATACCGCCTACAAGCCCCTGTATCGCTGCATCTTTAGCTGTCTGAGAATTAGATGCACCTTGCAGTTTATCGCTTGCAGCGACAAGAGCGGCGTTTGAGGCTGCGGCTGTAGCGGCACGTGAAGCAATTTTACCCGCAATGGTTGTACCCGCTTTTTCAAGTAAAGGTCTTGCCAAAGTAGAAACGCCTTTATCGACAAGAGAGCCTGGTGCTATATATCCCGCAATACTGCCAGCCCCATAAGCAAGAGGATGCAACCGTTGAGCTGTTTCAAGTGATTTCTGATATGTGTCATTACCCGTTATAGCCTTAGCGATATTACCAACGCCAAAATCATTTATTGCACCAGCCATAGCGGCTTGTGGCGCAGTTGTGGATTGAGGAGTAGTGGCATATTCCATTTGAAGAGCAAGTTTTTTCTTTTCTGCTGGTGTCCCTTTCAAATCTATTCGCCACTGTTCAAAGACGTTTGGCACTTTACCGGCGGCTTGCACATCTGCATCATGCTGTTGTGTCGCAGTAAGTTTCGGCATCTTGCCTATATGCGCTCCTGGTGTGGGATTAGCCGCCATAATTTGCTTATAAGTCGGATGTGAAGCGGCGTTAAGCGCGGGGAAGTTAGGCAGATTTGAGTTGGTTGCCGGTGCAACAACAGGTTTAGCCGGTTCCGGCTTATATTGACCTTGCAAAGATAACTTATAATTAGAATATCCCGATGACTGTGTCGGTTTTGCTATTCCCGCTGTGCTTATTTTGTTTACATAATCAGAATATCCCGACATTTTATCACCTCTTTATGATTTTTGGGCTACCCATCCGTTATTTATAGCTGCATTATATCCAGCGAGGGAATTAATTGTATGACCGAACCATTTTCCGCTTGAAAGTTTTTCGTACATTTTCCCTGAGAATGTATAACCATTTGCTTGTGCGTTAGCATACTGATCAAGGTTTTTTAATTCGTGTGGTAATCCCGAAGCATCAAATGCTAATCCGCTGTATGGAGTGCTTGAAGCGTACCCTGCGGCAACACTTTGATCTGGTAAACTCATTAAGTATTGAAGCGCATAATCGGCACCTTTGCCCTTTATTGCACTTGAATAAGCAGAATAATCGGGAATTTTTGCTGCTGCCGCCGCATCTGCTTTCGCCTGTTGGCTATTGTTATAATTCTGCTGCGCTTGCGCCGCCGCCTGTTGCTGGTTGAATTGCCTCTGTTGCTCCGCCAGTGCCTGATCGGTGTTATACTGAGTATTCGCCTGCGCTTGCGTCTGCGCGTCCAGTGCCGCAAGGTCTTTAGCCTCATTAGCGTTTAACGTTCCGGCATTCGTATTGTAAGTATTCTGCGTATTCGCAATGCCGTTATTTGCACTCTGTATCGCCGTGTTTTGCGCTTGATTTGTGGTGTCAACTGACTTCTGCCAGTCTGAGTTATTCGCCTGCCTGAAATTATAATCAGCGCCGGCACCGGATGCATAACCCTGATTGGCCGCTACAGCAGGGGCGGCAAGGTTGGCCTTTTGATTTGCGAGATATGTGCTTTCTCTTGCGGGCTGATATGTCCCCGGGATAGCGCCCAAAACCTGCTTCTGTTGAGCAATGTCAGTGTTAAAAGAACCGGTAAGGTTCGCCAGTTGTGTGGCATAGCCCTGTTGAGTTGCATTGTATGTAGGCTGATTTGCTGCCTTGTATGAGGCTATTAGAGCATCTAAAGTTGCCATTATGTTATACCTCCTTGCCTATCTTTGACTTGATACTGTATGAACTTATTGCAAACGCCCCTGTATCGCCACTCAGACGACGCACGGCGACTTGATAGGTCTTGCCCCATGACATTGCCTGTCTAAGCGATATGGACGTCATAGCCTCACTGTCGCCGCCCTCTATAGTTTCCAAAATCGAACATGTATCAACTTCGTCTATCAGTTGAATTTCAATTCCAACTACTCCGGCACACGCCATATTGAAAACATAATAATACGGTTGTTTTTTAAACTGCGGCAACCCGTTGTCAAAGGCTTTTGAGGTCAGATAAGCGTCAAACCACACTCCTTCGTCGAGCGATTGTAGAGGGTCAAAGGCATAAAGAAAGTTATCTGTCAGACTTGCACCCCATACTTTCCCACCGAAAAGAAATGCAGTTGTGAGGATGCAGGGGGTTGCCCATATATACCACGCCAGTCTATTTTGAGCCTTTAGAATGTCAGAATAGTCTATGAAAGCGGTTGAATTATAGTCCCAAAGATATACTTTAGTGCCAACAAATAAGTAATAATAAAATCCATCATCAGCCGATACCGCCGCCTGCAAATCAGCAAGAGAATTTTTAAGTAAATCGGGATTTATGTTCTGGGATATCGGAAGAATAACACGCTCGCTATTTGTGCTCGTTGTGGCGACCGTATAAACTCCACCCTTTGAATTTGCCCAAGTGAGATTATTATTGATAAGTTGAACGGTATTTGGCATATCGCAACCAATACCGATATGCACTTCTTTTGTGGGGAATGACTGTGTAAGGCTCACGCTGTCCCAATAAAAAGATTTTTCATAGGCTGAATTTTGTTTGAGAATATAAAGCAACCCGAAACACTTTCCAAAAGCGATAATAGGTTCTGAGGGAGAACCGACATAATCTACACTATCGTCAGGCCAGTATGTAGGGTCACCGACTGCCGAGTGGTAAATAGCGTTTGGCTCATCGGGATTTCCCGCAACAAACATGCTATCTCCCGAAACCTGCCCCTGGTATGCGCCACCGGACCATGATCCTATATTACATTTCAAAATAGGATTTGGCTGAACGTAGACAGTC